ATTGGTTTCCTAACATCCCTCTTGAGGTAAGAAGAAACACACTTCGATCTTGGATTAACAAAATTAATTCCTGGATTACCAATAATGGTATACCTCACACTATTAAAAGAATCAAAATGATTCGTTTAACAGTGACTCGGTATCTATGTGATCAACCTTTAATGGTTAATGATCTCATGATTGGTGTAACCAGAGATGGTTTCCCATCATCAATTTCTTTTATGAAGGAATTGATTGATTCTGAGGATCCTCAATCAGTTAGATTTGTTCTAACATTACTCGGGATTTCCCGAGCAATGAAAGCAGATGGTAAAGTTAGTTATAACTCTATCACTGATCCCTTCAAGGGAGACTTTAGAACTTTGCCAAAAGGATTTATTGATCTTTTTGTTAAAGACTTTTGTCCCACTATGGAGGATAACAAACTAACAGTGCGAGACTTCTTCTTGAACCTTAAATCTGGTCCTTTGGGTGGTCCGGCTATTCTACTAGCTCACCACGCAACCCGGTATTATACTGGGAAGAACTTATGGGGATTAAATATCCTTTTAGGTTCCGAAGGAATGAGATGGTTTAAAAGTATTTTTGATGCTACTAAACTTTCTGAAAAGAAAGCAAGTAGAAACAGAAAACTTCATATCATCCATGATCCTGAATTAAAGGAGAGAGTCATTGCTATTTTTGATTATATATCACAAATGGCATTTGAACCTCTTTCTAAATATCTTTTCAAGACTTTAGAGTCTATCCCTCAGGATAGAACCTTTACTCAAGATCCCATTATTTTGGACAAGAGAAGTGGGGAGCATTTCCATTCGTTGGATTTGAGCTCTGCCACAGATAGATTTCCAATTGATCTACAAGTAGATATAATTGATTCTATCGAGCGTGCTGGAAACAAACCTTACCGAGCAATTGGTAAAGCTTGGAAGTCATTAATGGTTTCAGAGCCATTTCTGACTCCAGAGGGTAACTTACTTTATTATAAAGTAGGCCAACCAATGGGTGCACGTTCTTCATGGGCTGCTTTTACATTATCGCATCATGCGGTAGTGCAATTTGCTGCTTATGAATGTGGGCAGTATCCTTTTAAAGAATACATACTTCTTGGTGACGATATTGTTATTTATAACGATATTGTTGCTAAAGAATATGTAAGAGTGATCAACTCTTTAGGAGTTGATTGCTCTCCGGCAAAA